TTCAAATGCAATTGATGATAATTTATTTGCTAATGTATCGTATCTACCTTCATTTAATGATTCTTTTTGTGCTTTTAAACGTTGTGTTTTTTTCTTAGATGCTTCTTTACGTTTTTCAATATAATCTAAACCACGTTTTAATCTTGCTTTAGTTTCAGGATCTTTTGCTCTACCGTAAGCAGCTCTAACTCTTTGATAAATTAAATTAATAATCTGAGATTGACGAGCATGAGATTTAGCTTTAAATGATTTTTTATTTAAAGTATCAACTATATCTTCCTTGGTTTTGAATGAAATGCCTACTGTATCTTTTGGATCTTCATCTGTGTATAATCTACGGCCAGATCCTTCTGGTTTTTTACCTGTACCTTTTTTAGGATCTTTTTTCTTTTTACGACCTTCTTCTAATTCTTCTTCTAAACCTTGAGCTAATTCACGAGCATAAGCATTTATACCAAATGGATCTTTTACACCTTTAGGATTATTATCTTTTTTATAATCATCCATATTTTTTTCAGATGTTTTTTTACCATCTTCATTTAATGGAGTATTATCATGTCCACATTTATGACACATAAATAAATCATCCCCACTATCTATAATTTTCCAACTCCAACCACAATCATCGCATTCAATTTTATCGCCTACAATTGCTTCATTTAAACTATCAGTCCAATTTCTAAAAGTCATTGTGCCCTTTAGGTTAGCTTCAGCTTCAATATCATTTAAATGGTCGTCTTCCTGAGTGTTTTGTGTTGTAATAGGTCCTAGTCTACCCTCTACATTTTGGATATGGTGAATCATTTCATGAGCAAATGAACGAACAATATCTTTTGGATGACGTCCTTCAGTATATAAAACAATTTTTTGTTCGTTTGGATCGTAATATGCTGTTTTGCCAAAAAAATCTCTAGCGTTTTCAGTATCACCATTAACAAATTCTATTGATGGTAATGGGTCAATTTGATACCCTTTATCACGCATGTAATTAGTTAATTGAGCACATTTTTCTATAATGTCAATGTCTTTAGAATATGAAGCGTTTTCATTTACATTAGTTGTAGTTTTCAATGTTTTAGCTAACTGTAGTGCTTTATAATATTTTTGATTTTTATCACCTAATTGAGTTCCTTTTTTATCAGGATCTTTATCCATTTTCTTTAAACGAGAAATTTCTTTATTAATTAATGATAATGGAATTTTTTTATCCTTAGGTATACCTAATCTTTTTCTAACTGTACCCTGTTTTAAACTACCTGCTTTTTTACCTTTAGCAGCCATTTTTTCATATGTGTCTCCTTCTTTTACAACAGGAGATACTAAATTATATACTTCTATTTTTTCCTCATCTGTTAATTGAGGTGGAAGGTATTTAATAAATTCTTCTTCAGATACTTTAAGAGCTTTTCTAGCATTAGTACCACTCATTTCTGGATTAGTGGTGGTTAATACTTTAACTTTCATATTAGGGTATTTTTCTTCTACTCCTTTAGTTCGAGAAGCAATATCCATAGCATCATCTTCTCTACCTTCTCTACCACCAATAATAAAATATGTTATTTCATCAGAATTATTTTTTCCATAACGAATTACATCACCTATTGGACTTTTAGAAGGAATAATTTCAATTTTATCTCCTAAATATTTTTTATAAATGTTCCAAACTAATAAAGATTCATCTTGGGAAATACCATCTCTGACTCCCCCTCCAACATAAATTATAAATTTATCAATTTCCGGAAAATCTTTTAATGCTTTTTCTACAATAGAAAAATGACCATAAATAGGAGGTTTAAACCCCCCTCCATATACAGCGGTCACTTGCTTATCATCTATAAGCTCTTTAATTAATTCGTGAACTAAACTCATGAATTTAAAAATTTGGATATACGCATTTGAGCTTCTTCCTTAGACATTGTATATTCAATCACATCATATACAAAATCATCACTTAACATAGCTTGAATTTCTTTTTTATCTTGTGCATTTCGCTCATCTGATTTCTTTTGTTGAGCTGGTGTTTTTGGTTTTGTGTTTTTAGGGGTAAATGGTTTAAGATATTTATCTATAATTTTATCTATATCTTGCATTCTATCATCTAATGTATTAGCTACAGCAACGAAATTGTTTCCAAATAAATCAGCATATTTAGGTAAATTTTCAGTTACACTTTTCCAAGTACGCATTACAATCGCAGGTGCTAAACTTCTATCTTCACCATCTGATTTTCTATATCTGTCTTGGTTTTGGCTTAATGAGCGTTGTAGATCAGTATAAACATAAAGCATCATTACTTTATATCCTGCTTCCTCTAACTGTTGTTTTAATTCTGCTGTCTTTTTATATGAAGCTGCTGTACCATCTAGTATAAAGGATTGTTTACCACCAATTACATTTTGTAATTCACCTTTAAATTCTTTATTAGCTGCGGCCATAGCTTTTGCGGCTTCACTTCTTTCTTCGGGAGTTGAGTTTTTAAGATCTAAAGATACATTAGCTTGTTTAAGTTTATTAATAAATGAATTATCAATATTCATTATTTTTAAACCATTTAAATCTAAACCTTTTAAAACATATCCTTTACCTGCTCCAGGGGCTCCTGCTAATATAATAGCTTTTGGTTTTCTCTCTACTTCATTTAAAAGTTGTAATAATGAAATCATTTAACGCGTTTTGCAATAAATATTATAATTTTCTTTTTACTTGCGTTCTAAACTCAGTAAATACTGGTTTATGTTTTGGGTTTTCTAAATCAAATAACGTTTTAACTGTTTTAAAAATTTCAAGATTTTCTTCTTGGGTACGTTTTGATTCATACATTTCCCATCCTTTACCTTGCATTTTACCTTCTGTTGGTTTTCTTTTATTTGATTTTAACCATAAAACACCATAACGATCTGCCGTTTTACCATAACATTCCTCGTAACATTTACCATAAACCGAAGTTTGTAAGTCATATGTTGTCTGGAGGTTATTAGATGTTTTTAAGTCTACAATCCATAATTCACCATCAATTTCTAAAACTAAATCACAAGTACCTGCTACTTTAAGTTCATCTGAGAATAAATGTACCTCAGTTTCAATTAAAGTAGGGTTGTATTCTTCCCAAAAATCTACAAAACGTAAAAACATTTGCCACACATCAGGATGATACATTGGATTTCCATTTGGTCCTAAAAAGTTTAATTCTTCACCTAACAAAAATGCTTCACACATTTCGTGTACTTGTGTACCTTGTTCTGCTGCTTTTTTAACAATATATTCGGAAGAATAACCAACTTTTTTAAGCCAGTCCTCAAAAAATTTACCTTTTGGATAAGTACCTAAAACATAAGTAATAGATGGATAATATTCTCCATTACGTCTATAGTAACGAGAATCAGGCATAGTAATTTGTTGTGAATCTTCAGATATTTCTAAGATTCGATTGTAAGAGCGTTTAATATTTCGCTTACTCATAAAAATAATTTTTTCTCCAAGAGATCCGACAATGTTAAGGGATATGTTTCTTGGATTAGTTTTGTGAAATTTTCAAAACCCATTTCACTCGGGTCTTTATCTTGCATATTAACTAAATATACTTCTTTACCTTCATTCATTAATCGCTCACAGAAATTTAATGCTTGTTTTTGGGCATCTTTATCTAGAGCAATATATATTTTTTCAACAGCCGATGTGACTATTTTTTTCATTAAATTTGATTGTATATTTTTGCCTAATAACGGAATAACATTACGTTTAATAGCTATAGCGTCAAATGGTCCTTCACATAATATAATGGGTATATTCCAGTTTATAAACAATTCAAATGGCACAATATCACGTGATGTTTCAGGATTACGATATTTAACATATGGTTCTTTTTCAAATGAACGTCCTGTAAAATAATTTAAGGAACCATTAGCATCATAAGAAGGGATAATAACCATATTTCTATATCTACCTGATGTGCAATATCCAATATTATATTTTAAAATATCATCTTTGGTTAATCCTCTGGTTTTTAGGTAATGTAATGCTTGTCTCCCCTCAACATCAGATGTTTTAAGGTTTTCAAATGTTTTATATTCTTTAGGTAATTTAACAGCTTCGGATACTTGAACTGAGGTTTCAGGTCCAACATATTTTACAATGGCTCTTAATTCAGCCATTTTTTCAGGTGAAGCCTCTACTTGTTTAAATACTTGGTATAGTTTTTTACCTTTTTTATCACAAACCCAACAATGCCAAGGATTATCTCCTTTTTTATTTTCAGTAAAATTAATTTCTAGTTTAGGTTTATGGTGGTTGCAATAAGGACAACGATATGCTTTGTTGCCTCGTGCGGTTGATTTCCCAGAACCAAGCACAGAGTTAGTCAGTGCTACTAGAGATTGATTTACCATAGATAGGAATATACGAAACTATAGATTAATATCCAAGTCTCGTGTAAAAAACTTTCCTAAAATGTTATCGTTAAAGAATTCTTCAGGTTTTTCTAAAACCTCATAAACAAAAAGATATTTTGTTTCTAGATAAGTAAGGTGTTTTTTATTATTAGCTAAAGCAATAATGGTGCGTTTAAAGTTTTCTTTTGGTTCTGTTTTTAATAACTCAAGTAATGCTTTGTTTGAGCCATAATATGTTTTCCAATCGGATTCTTTAGTAACACGTTTATATGATGGTTTACGACCTTTAACACCTTCATATAATGCTAAATCCTTTTTAGATAATTTAGCTTTACGATTAAATTGTAATACTTTTTTTCCAATATACGCTTTACCTGTAGGTTCATGATAAACCCTATAGATAAATCCAAAAGTTTGAGGAGGAAAGTCCTCTAGAGAAGTAATCTCTTCGTTTTTATATAACCACATAATTGTTTAAATTTAAGCTGTTGTCCAACCAGTTAAAATAGCTCCAAAAGCTGTATTATTACTTGAAGTTACTGCAAATAGTGTAGGTGCAGTGTAATTAATTTCTAAAGTATCAGCTGTGTTTATTTGATTAGGGGCTACTAATGTTTGTCCTACAACAAATATATCTTGTCCTAATGTAGAAGCAGCTGTAGCAATAGGAGGAGTCATTATTGCTAAATCAATACTTCCTGAACCGCCTGAGGGGAATTGGACTGTAACTGCTATAGGACGAGGGCGGGTTAGAGTACCCGGATTACCAGTTGGGTCTATAATTCCAAAATCATCTAAATTATCTGCAGTTTCTGATGTTATAGATCTAGATCCTGTATTTGCTAATGAGGCAGTAACAGTAAGCAAATTTGTAGAAGGATTGTAAGTAATTTTATCGTTACTATCTACATATGCTGTTTTATATTGAGCAGAACCAGTTACAAAAACTACTGGGTATTCATGATTTGATGATCCGTTTGTATATCTTAAATTGTCTGCTTTAGAAGCGGTACCTGCAAAATTGTTATTTGAACCTAAAATATCAATATTATTTGCGGTATTAACCCCAGTAAACGTGTCATACAAAGCAGTAATATCACTAGCTGAAATGATGTTTCCGTTTACTACATTTGATTTATCTAAATTAGCCATAATTATCTATCTATGTTTATAAGTATTGTTGTATCTGTTGTAGGCGATGAAGGTAAAGGTTGAGATAATTTACCTACTGCTAAAAGTTCTTGATCTTCATTATATAATCCTACAGTTGTAATAAAAGGACTAAAGTAAGATTCAGTTACAAATCCTAAAGCTGATCCTGTTGTATTATTAACTATTAAAGAAGGATTTAAACTAAAATTAAATTCGCTTTCCCTAATTGTACATTTATATTGTGTCTCGTAAATATCATATGATGAAGAGAATGAACAAGTTACATTAGAAGAATTAATAACGTCTCCTATAAATTGAGTATCTCCTAAACCATATAATGCTTCACCATATCTTCCAGCCCCATAACCATCACTTCCTGGTTCTCCATCACTGGTTAAAGTAATAATTCCGTGAGAATAAAATATATTTCCTACAATTCGATTATTATTTAAAATATTACCTTCACCATCATCAGTTAAATTAGCACTTGGGCTATTAAATATAAATGAATTTGGTTGAATATAATCGCCAAATAATCTTGAAGGGATTGAAATTACACCAATAGTATTGTTTGAACCTGTAGGGAAATATTTAGCATATCTTAAATCGGTTTGCTCGTAATTAAAATATCTACCTGTGGATTGAGGTGATCCTACTAATCTATCTCCTTCTTCATCAGCACCAGGAATAAGAGAAGCAGTAAATATAATATCACCAAAAGATGAACTTAAATAATTAGAATAATATAATTCTTTAATAGAATTATAAACTAATTCTTGATCTTGTTTAGATATATATCCTGTTGATGGATTTGAACCAGAAATAAAAATTTCAGATTCAATATTTTTACCTAAAAATCTATCAATGGAAACATTAGAGCCAGTTAAAGCATCCCCTCCTTTAAAAGAAAAAGCCTTATTAACCTCAAATGGGGTTACAATTACATCGGATGCTAAAAATTGTTTGAATGCGCTCATTCATTTTAAAAGTCTAATTTAACTCTAACTAATGCTTCTTTAGTAAAGTCTTTCAATAAGGGTCTTGATAATTTAGCTACGGCTAATAATTCATTTGAATCATTATATAAACCTACTGTAGTAACATATACTTGAGGGTTATTGATAAAATCAGAATAAATAACTTCACCAGTTGAACCTGAAATAAATGATGGATTTTCTGAATAATTAAATTCTGAACTTCTAGGTCTTACAAATATAAAATCCGAAGTAATTGTTTCTTCTGAGTTTAATCTAAATGTTTCTGATCCACTAATTGCTTGGAATAAAGCGGCCATAGGTGTTGAATTTGGGGAGGAACTACCACTGTTAGAACCACTAAATTCAAATCCAGCTCCACCATTACCTGTAGTTGTAGATAAAGCATGAGGGTTTAATAAAATAGTACCAATATCAGGTAATAACCATCCATAAGATCCAGATGTATTTGTAAATCCATCAGAATTTAGAGAAGTATTTTTAACACCACGAGACCCAGAAATTAATTGAAATACTCTACCCGCTTCATTAAATTGAACTGAAGTTACATAAGCACTATTATCTGTTAATGAAATAGAACCTGATGAACCTGAAATTTGAAGATCTAAAGATTCTAAAAATAATTTTTCTTTATATCTAGCTCTATCAACAGAAATAGCAAAAAATTCAGATGAGGTAATATTTCCAAATACAAAGTCTGTATTTTCATCTCCTAATACTAAATTTTGGTATTGTCCATAAATAGTTGATGTTGGTGATTTTCCATCTACTGCTAAATTATATACTAAACTACCACTACCGTCACTATTACCATAAGTAAGAGCAAATTGGACAGCAGCAGTATCTAATGTAGATGCTGTTTGATATACGTTTAGATAATAATCGCCGGATGAACCTGCTTCTTGGGTTGAAGAAGTAAAAAACGTAGTTAATGTTGGTACACCTCCTGAAAATAAAGTAGCTGAGATACTATCTGCTGATACTACAAAATCGTCTGCTTCTAATCTATTGAATGACATAATTTTTTATTTTTTATACTTTATTTATTTGTACAGGAATTGTTAATCTAGCTCCACTATCTCTACCTACTACAGTAAGTGTTGCTCTTAATACTGTATTTGAACCAAATAATGTATTTACTGTTGTTGCTCTTAAATTAATTGTTGTACCAACAACTGTTTTAGATACACTAGTACCAATTGTTGTTGATTGATTTAATGCTGTTACTTCAGGAGTATCTATACCTACACCTTCAAATGTTGATAACAATCTAACATCTGAAATAGTAGCTGTATATCCTGATGTTTCAAATGTGTCTCCACCAGCATAATTTAATGTTTGAGGTGTTAATGCTAATGAAGCTCCTTGTTTAAGAGTAATTTGTGAAGTACCTAAATCTAGAATAGGCATTTTAGCAGTTCCTCTAGGTAATGTAGTAAGTTTATATTTCATTACTTGAGTTTCCTGAGGGAACGCTTCAAGTAAAGGCATATTTTGTAATGCTTCACCATAAAAAGCAGAACCTGATGGGTGGTTTGGATTATATAAAGTATAATCTATTTCATCGTCTGCTAGAGCAAATTGTGTAATAGAAAAAGAACCATCACCTCTAGCTAAGAGTTCTCTACCTTTTGTAGTTAAAATAGCATCAACTGTAACTACTGAATTATTTAAATATCCCATTTGTTTTTAAGTATTATATGTTATAAATATATTAATTTTTAATTTTTTATGTTAAACTAGCCCTTTATCTGTAAGATCTTGTATAATATTTGAAAGATTTGCTTTAAGTCTAGGAGTTTGATATTCAGGTAATATAAATCCTTTTTCTATAATAGGTCCTGGGGTGTTTACTATTATTGAATCTTTTTGGAAGACGTTTCTTCTAAATTCATAATAATCTAAATCAATTATCGAAGTATCTATTGGTGCTGTTAAATAAATATACATTTCATATTGATCTCCCGATATAGAAGGTGTATTAGACCATTCTACATGATCAATTAATGAAACTGTTTCTTCGGTTCCATTCCATCTAACTTCATCATATTGTTCAAATACAAAAGGAACATTAAATGAATATCCAGGAATATTATTTCCTTGAGTATATGCCCCTCCATACCATTTTGCTATATCTTGGGAAGCAGTTAATACTGATGAAATTGTAGTACCTGTTGAAAAAGAGTTGGTATAGGGGACTGAAATAATACTTCCGGGGTCTGGGAAATTAGGTAATTCAGCAGCGGTTGTTACTAATGTATTATCGAAACCAGATGTTGGTGCTAGTCTTACTGTATTAGCAGTAGATGCATCGCCAGAATTATTAAATTTCAAAACATACTCATCTCCTTTAGTAAATCTTAAAGTTTTATATATATTAAATGTTCTAATACTACCTGGAGGTACACTAGTTTCGGAATCAGTAGCAATTAAAACCCCATTTCTATATAATTGTAATTGCAGATCATTATTAGTAGCCCCAGGACTTATAACATTTAATACGGCTGCAACTACTTGGGCTTGGACTCTTCCACTAACATTTGAAGATTCTTGTACTGTATAACTCCAGTCTCCACTACTGTTATACCCCCACCCACCTTCCTGGTCTGAAGTTATATTTGTAAGTAATATATCATCTGTTTGATTTATTAAGACATCTTGATTAGATGTTAATCCAACTTCACTATTAAAATCTACAAAAGATTGTGGGTTTTGATATATACTTAAATTACCTCCTGCTATTGTTCCAGATATTAGAAAGTCATTTCCTAAAGAACCAGTATCAGAATATAAAACTGGTTTAATTTTTACAGCAGGATAATGGACATTAAATGTTCCAGCTGCTTCAGATCCTGTATCAGTCGCTACAAAAGTTACTTTTGAATCCCTTCCAAATCCTGAAAGTAAATTAGGAAGATAAGCTGATTCTGATTCTTGAGGTTCATAAGTATTACCTAAATCATCAATTAAAAATCCAATATTATAGTGTGCACTACCTGATCTATCAGAAACCTGGTTGAAATTGCCTCCTCTATTATATAGGAAAAATGCTGTTGTTTGTTCAATAGCAGGTAATTGACTACCGTTTAATTCATTTAAATCAGGAGATGTATTTTTACTACCTTCATATCTAGGTCTTATTACTCGTGCTGTGGTATAATTTGAATATTGGACATTTGCTCTAGTAGCACTCCCACTTAAAATAGTATCAGCATTTACAGCGATTATGGCATTTGAACTATAATCAACATCCATATAAAATTCATTTACACGATCAGTAATAGCATTATTAATTAATGGATTACAATCACTAATACTAAAATTACCTTCAGTTATAAATGGTGAGAATACATTTAAAGTTTCTAAAGATTGAGCCGTTACTCCTTGATTAATTTCCCAACTACCACTTCTATAACTAATATTATCAACTCCCGTAGCAGTATTTGATACTTGTATATAAAATTGTTCATTTTGATTTACAGGGTAAAAACTTTGGGATAAAGTAGTTGGTAAATATGATAATGGAGGAAAACTACTTCCTTGTAGTGAAGAAGTTGTAGCAATAATTCCTCGTTCACTAGAAACTAAATCTATTTTTAATATTCCATTTCCTCCTATACCACCAGATCCATCAGTAGCTGCATCAAACGAACAAGTTACACTTAGAGGACCTAAAGTATTTACTCCGGGGAAATTATAGTATTGTCCTACATCCCAAGTAGATATAATTCTTGTCACTCCTTCTGCTAATGTTCTAGTAGTATCATCTTTAGTATCTAAAGTAGCATCAGGAATAATATTATTATCTATAACAAATTCCGATTGACTTATAAAAACTTTAGTTGTTGTAGATAATGCGTATGTATTACTATTTAAATTACTTGAAGAAATAGCTGGGGTAAAAGTTTTAATTGCTAAATCTTTATTATTAGTTGTAGGGATTGATTTTAGTTCAGGAGTAATTGTAAAATATCTTGAATGGGTTTCAAATGTGTTGATACCTTCTAAATTAATTTCATTCTCAAATATTTTACCAAATGAACCACTTATATAAGGTATTAAGGGGTTTTGGTCAGTATCTGAACTTTGAGATACTATATAATCAACTTGAACTATACAAGTAGCTGGGTAGAAAGGGGCAATTTGTCCAGTTATAGGATCTATACTACTTTCAGTTGTAGATCCAATAGCATAACCATCAAAAGTAACAGCAGCTCCTGGGGTTAGAGTAAATATACCACTTACAGGAGTAGATTCTACAGTAGAGTTTAGGTTTAAAAATGAACCTATTACTTTAGACTCAAAAATATCATTAGGTTCTACAAACAAAGTATAATAATCTACTGCTTCACTAATTGAAATAACTTTAAATTCAACTACTCCTAGATCATTTAATTTTAATCTTAATGTTTCTAATCCTTGTAAACTTAAAGTATTATCATTCCCTTCAAGATCAGTTTTATTAATCTTGATAAATTTAATTCCTTGTGTTATGTCTTGAGTTGCTGCCATTAGATTACTGAACTTGAATCATATAATAAATATATTTCCCCAGAAGGTGGGGACGTTGATATATTGAAGAAATCACTTGATAATTCTGTTATTACAAAACTAGCAGAATAATTAACTATTGTTGTTGGAGCTTCTTTTAAATTATCACATCCAGGATTTAATTCTCCGTTAGTAACTATAAAATTAGAACCACTTAATTCACCATCAAAAAATTCATGTTGTGAAGAAGCAGTATACCCTACAGGACCTGTTATAGTATCTAAAGTACCATCCCAACTTTGTGTAATAGGAGAAATATTAAATCCAGGACCACTACCTGAAATTTGTCCATTTAACTCAGGCATTGTGCCTCCATTTGATCCAGTTACTGTATTTGTAATAATAGAAGAGCCTGTTACCTCTAGGTTTTGAAATACAAATGGATCATTAAGATATTGATACGAAGTTGTTGTATGTGTGTCTAATTGAGGTGTGGGATATTTGTTTCTTTCTAATAAATGTTGTTTAATTACTACTCCTGATGCTAGAGATGTTCTAGCCGGAACAAAATCTTTTAACATTTTAAATAATGAATTATCAAGATATTTAATTAATCTTATATAATCCCATAAATCATAATTTGATTTATATTTTGAAAAATATTCATCTCTTAATTTATCTAAATCAGGATATGATTCAGCTGAGGATGATATTTGTCTAGGGTCACCAATATAATCTCCAATATTAAAATATCCTAAAGAGGAAATAATATCATCATTAATTTCATTTTGGGGAGAAAATGCTATTTCTACGTAATCAACATCGGCTGTGTAACTTTCACTTGTGTATGAATTTTGTTGTACACTTATAAACGGTGAAAGAGATGATGATACTGGAATATTTTCGAATGAACCACTTGTAGGAGGTAAAACAGTATCTATTTGTTTTAGCTTATTTGTATTTCTATTTTTAATACCTACAGGTACTTGGTCATAGAAAAATACTTCTTTATTAGATGTAAATCCACCTTCAGTAATAGTAAAATTACTGTCAGCAGTAAATGAATTTATAATTTCAGACCCCGTAATTTTAGGGTGTATAGATACAGATCCAGTATACAATTCACCTCCTAATGAAGCTCTAAATGCTAATTGATCATCTGAACTTGAAGGTGATAATCCTTCAATAGAATTAGGATTCATTGTGTAATCCTTAAATATTGGATCAGTTAATGTAGTTGTAAAATATCTTATTTCTTGATATGAACCACTAAAATTAGTATAACTACCTATTGGAGCTTGAGATGGAAAATATGAATTAGTAGCATTATTCCAAGGATTAATATTAGAAGCCGTTACTGAAGATGATGCTATAAATCCTATTTCATATCCATCTTTACCATTGTATATTTTATTAGCAGCATAGAATTCAAATAAATTTTCATCTTCTTGTTGAGCAACCATTACTGACCACCATCCACCATCAAAGAAAGGTAAACGAATACTTCCTGAAGAATCAGCATTTGTGTAAAACCAAAGATTAGCATATTGGTTTTCGGGGTTAGGAATAGATCCATCATATGATCCAGATGTAAAATCTCTATCATATTCTAATACCATTTTTACTTCACTACCATCATCTAAACTCCACAAAGATTGTGAAATTAGTGAATCAGATGAAGAAGGAGGCATTTGGAATCTAAACTGTACTGTATGAGGAATATTATTTCTAGAATTCCAATCTGTATTTAATGGCCATTCTGTTTCAATAGTACCATTTCCTCCAGTATCAAATTTATAATTATAGACATTTTGCCAATAATCCCAATCGTTTACATTAATTTTATCTTTACCACCAAATTCACTAATACGTAAAATTGTATCAGGGATACCGTAAATGTTAATCAATGTACGTAAACCTTCAACTGTACCTTTTTTCTTAAGTAGATATGGTAAGTTGTGATATATGCGCTTGTAAATTGATTTGTTAATATCCGACGTAGGATGTAATGAACCCGTATTAGACGCAGTTACATAAGTATCAATGTATTCAAAACCACTAGGTGTAGGTAATAAACCTGTAGTACCTGGGAGTCCTAATAAACTACCTGATGGGGTAATTCCTAGTAAACCTACATATAAGTCATCAACACTAAAATTATTTTGATATATTTTAACTCCTAAATCTCTAATAGCGTCTGCTACTAAATCTTTTGAAATACCATAATTTAACCTATTATCAGCATCAAACTTATCCGTTACACTTTGAATATATAAATAAATATTATCAAATTGTTGTCCTAACATTTCAATAAATAATTCATATTGAGCATTATTGGAATCTTCTCTTAAATACTCAGGGATTGAATTAATTAAGGCATCATCATTTTCAGCATCATATGCTGAAGCTGTAATTGATTGGGTAACAAAAAAATTATATCCTACTCCAGGGTTAGTAGTAGGAGCATTTATATAAGGGGGTAAAGAATTTGTTTTAGGCCAAGATTTTGAACCTGATTCAAAATATAAAAATTGTTCATATCCATCAAATCCTGTAATTATTTCATCTATCTTTGATTGAAATATATTATTACTTGAAGATACATAATATGATCCACTATTAGTATTAGAATAACTAGCACTTAAGTTATATTCTTCTATTAAGCTTAATTTATAATAAAAATTTTCTAATCTTGTTTGAGCAGAACTAAAATTTATAAAATTAGAATAATCATTATAATCTACATTTATTTTAATGCCTTTTTCAGCTAAAATATTATTTAATTGATATTGTAAACTTCCAGATCCCTGAGAATCAGGTGTTGATGATAATGAAGAATATGTTTTATATTCTGTAGAATTATTTATATTATCCTTAATACTAATATTAAAATTAGGTCCTTTTAAAGAAATATTATCACTTTCAATTTCAAATACAGGAGTAATGGAAATATTATAAGCTAAAGAATTAGCAATTTTTTCAACTACCCATAATTCAGATTTAATTCCAAAAGAATTAGGTAAAGGTTCATAAAGTTTAATTAATATGGTATCACCATCTAATTTAATATTATTAGCAATTACTAATTGATTATTGTCAAAATTTAAATAAAAATCAGGATAGGCAACTGTTTGAGATTCAAGTTCATTAATAAATAAATTAGCTTCAAATATTCTTTCAGCAGGAGATATTTGAGTAGAGTTTAATCTAAGCTCAGTTCTATCTGATGATATTTGTTCAATATAATATTTAATAATACTATTTGAACCTAACTTAGTACTTAAAAAATTATATAAAGTGTTATAAGTTCCCTGATTATATCCTGCTGATATTAAATTAGCTTCAGGATCTATAGATACTTGGTTATCTAATAAAGTAAAATTAGGATATCCTGAGGTATTTTGGAATACAATATTGTTATTAAGATCATAAACAAAATATTCTAAATAATCAAAATTAGAATCAAATTCAGAACTAATATCTAAAGATGAAATTAAGGAGGTATCCGCTGATGAGTATTCTTGGAACTCAAAAGTTGTTGGGTCTATTTGTTGAACGTTAACTATATCAGCCATTATATACTTCCTGTTATACTTGGTAAACTTATATTTTCTAATTCTTGTACTCCTTGTAATTGTACATCAATTAATTGTTGTTGTAATTCAACATTTTGTTGTCTTAATTGAGTAATTTCATCAATTAAAGGTTGAATATTATCATCCGTTGTTGTAAAATCTATATAATCACCACTAGTTTTAACAAGATACTCATGAGAATTAGTTTCTCCAAATTTAGGTATACGGAAAAATATTTCTGAATAATTATTAAAAAATTCATTTACAGAGATAGTTTCTACAACTTCTTCTGAACCTGTAGGTTGTCCTAATTCAGTAAACTCAGTATTAATTACTTGAGTATACTGATTTTTATTAAATTCTTGTCTTGTTAAATCTACTTTAGCCATTATCCATTAATTACTTTAAAGTAGTAGTTATCATTAAAAATATAAGTAGAACTACCAATGGTTGTTTTAATTAATATAGCATAATATCTTTCTGGTTCTAGACCATTCATATATAGATCAAAATAACTACCACTAGGATCACAGCTTAATTTTGTATAAGTTGTGTCAAAATCAATTACATATTCATTTGTATCTAAATCTTTTAAAGCCCAGTATGATGTTTGTGGTAATGCATAATCTTGAGTATATAAAGAAGCTGTTTGCCATACTCTAGGAGGATATGTTGGGCGAGCATTAACTCTAAATCTATTTACACTTCCTGAATAAAAAACTCCTGGATTTTCAGCTAATGTTATAGTATTATCTTGTCCATAAAGAGTTGGAAGATTGCCTGTATCGTATGTAAAATCATCCCATTTAAATTCCAATTGTGGAGGATAAATAGTATTAGTATCAATGGAGAAAAATTTAATTTCAGGTTGAAAATTATTATCATTAACCCATTCTACTCTTTGTTTAACTAAAAAACCATCATTAGATACTTGTTGTGTTTTTAAACCAGCCTCAAAATAATTAAATGAACCTGTTAACCATACATTTACTATATTAGTAACATCAACATTTAAATCTTTATCTTGAGCATAATTATATACTTGAGAGGAGGTTAAAAAAGTATTAGTAGAAGTACTATTAGGAGAATATTGATTATACCAAGTTCCTCCACCTAATGGAGCATAAGTATCATTATATGAATTTGAAACAGGAATTCCATTTAATGTTCCTACAATATCCCATAAAGCACTGCCTGACTCATCTATAAATTGCCATGATACTCCATCTGTGGTTAGAGGTGCATCTAAATATTTACCAGTTCCCATACCCCAAGAACTTGAAACTGCAAATACGTCTAATGTTGTGTCTAATTTTAATCCTGTGGTTTTTGCAATATAACATTTTAAATTAGCTTGCCAATTAGCACCACTAATTTTATTATTAATTACATCCTCAATTTCATCTTGTTCAAATTTAATTAAATATCTACTAGTTTGAGGATTAGGATCATTAGGAGCTATTGATGTTAAAGTAGCTTCAATAATCTCATCTAACCCTGTATTCATAGTAGGGTACATTGAGTATATTGTAGCGTCTTTAGAGGGGAAAATTTTATATACTGCCATAATATTATTTAAAAGGATCTCTTGCCCTTGCTATTAATCTATCATCTTGTAAACTATCCAAATATGTATTTTTTGGGGTAAAAGGTTGTGTTGTTGAAAATTGTTTTGTTTCTCCATTGTTAATTCCCCCTACTCTAGTAGTATAAGGAACATTAATAGGACCACCTAAGGGTTGATCATTTTCTAAATCTAAATTAGTTTTATTAAATGTATTAACTTGAGAAGGGTTTGAATTTGGGGATTGTAAAGGTGTATTTGGATTTCTAATTAATCCTGAATTATTTATCCCTGTGGTTGTTGATTTATTATATTTATCTAAAAGTCCCATAATTTTATTTTTATAAAGGTACTACTCGTCCTTGTATGTCTGTACTTGAAAATTTAACTTCAAAAATAGAAGGATCTAATGAAGGATAAATTACATTAGCATTTGTTGCCGCAGATATATCATAAGAATATTGTGAATATCCTAAATTTTCTCCTACTTTATTTGTTATTTTTATATCTTTTACGGTTTGTACACCTTCTATTCTATCTAAAAGTACAAAAATATCTCTTAATATAATTGGTTGGTTAATAGACCAATTATCAATATCAAAATAATTTTGTAAAGCTAAAATACATCTTTGTAATACTTGATTATTATTAAATTCAGGAAGGACAATTATATCAAAATTAACTCCAATATTAATTATAAACCCATTCTTAATATTAATTGAATCATTTACCATTCTATAAATTGAAAGATAAGTAGATAAATTTTGTTTTAATGCCTCACTACATAATGATAATTGGTTGTTTACATTATAAGATAACACGTATAAATCTAATATTGAATTAGATTCGCCGGCTGATATATTTTGGATTTTTGTTGGTTCTATAAACGCTTTAGAAATAACTCCATATTTTGAGGGCATAGATAATGCTCTAACTAAATAATCATCTTGTGTTACATTACGTAATTGAGCTCCAAAATTTGCAGAAGCATTTTCTCTAATTTCTTGTAATGTATCTCCGTCACCACCACCATCAGCAGCATTTATATTTGACATTCTAACTGAATCGAATACTGTTGTTGCAGCAACTGGGTCTAAGTTGTTATTTAAAAAATTAATATCAGCATTAAAATTAGTCAATGAGTTTGAAGGTACATTAGAATCAACACCACCTCCTGTTAGATATCGTACAGTTAATGTTGTATTATTAGGTACAACACCATAAGTTTTAGTAAATAAAAAATTAGAAGGGGAAAAAGCAGTTGTTAATTTATCTTTTTCAAAAGGTAAACCTATACCTACATTATTAGGATTAGGAATAATTTCTTCATCATTATCAGCGGCAGTTCCTGCACCAAATTGTACTTCTAAAGAACCAGTACTTATAAATCTTGTTACAAATCTTCTTTGTTGTTGTTTTAATTTTAATAAATAAGGAGCATCATTATATTCTGAGAAGTTTGGATCGTTTACATTAGTATTTTTAATAGAATCAAATACCATTTCTTGTCCTAAATAAGGAACTTCATAATATTGTTCCCCTGTTGAATTATCAGTAATATCTAAAATTCCTACAATATTTTCATCATTAATATTAAATGTAGGAAACTGTGTAGGGGCTCCAAAAGAAAAGGTTGTTGTTTTGATTGTTGAGGATATTGCTTTTCTAGTTTTCTTTAAAAGGAATGCTGTTGGATTTCCTGAGCTTACAGTTAATACTGTAATTTCTGTAGGATCTGTTGAACTTGATACTGAAAAGTCAATTGGTTCTTCTATTAAAAAATCTATAGAATTATTTAAAGTAGAAGTTAATGTAGTATTTTCAGCTATAGATAAAGCATAATCAAAATCGGGTTCTATATTAGGAGATGAACCTTTAACAGGTAATTGTTGATATATATCAATATCAACAGTAGCAACTTGAGTTACATTTGGTTTATAACCAAACATATAAGCTAATTCATATAAATTATTAGGTTGGCGAGCATATTGTAAGAAATTTTCTTGTATCTGATTATCAAGATAGAATGATAAAACATCACCAATATAAGCGGCCTGTTCCATAAATAACATCCCTGGAGATGCTGGAGTGAAATCTGTGTATGTAGTGGGGAAATATGTACGGGAATAATTAATTAAAGATTGTCTTAATGTAGAAAAATCTTTACTAATATATTGTATATTTCTTTTTTTTAAAGTAGTTGCCATTAGTTAAATTGTAATTGAATTTCGTCTTCTATATTTGTATCTACTATATTATATCTTAAATCTACAGTTAAAGAATTTCTATCGGGGTCAGATAATATTTCTAAACTTTGGACTTTAACTGTAGGAAAGTATGATTTTAATTGTTCTTGAATTATATCTTCTAATCCATCTAAAGTATTATTAGATAATTGTTCAAATATAGTTGCTCTTAAATTTCCCCCAAATAAATTATTTAAATACCTTTCATTTCTATTAGTTAGAAAAAAATTAATTAAATTATTCCTAACTGCATCTTGAGTAGTATAAGTAGAATTAAATACAGCGGGAGCATTAAAAGGAAGGTTAACCCCAACCGCAATACCAGGTCTTCTGTCTATTGGAAATATTTTTTGAGCTCCTACTGGCATTATTTAATCATGTTCATTATTTGATCCATTCCTACTTCACCTGAGGGTAAATCACCACCAGGCATTACACCTTGAGGATTAAATGTTCCCTTATAAGCTGTAGTAGCTGCGCCTCCTTGTTGCATTTCACCTAAAATACCCGAAAACATATTTTTACGTTCTTCAGCTGTTAGTTTTTTAGGATTTTCAATATGAGGTTGAGCGTAAGTATCTTTAGATTCAGTAACCACTTTTGGTGATTTTACCGCTTCTAATAAAATTTCACGCAACTCCTCTTGGATCGCTTCTTTTACAGCTTCTTTAACTAAAGTTTTTAATTGTGAGGTTTTCATATGTTATAAATATTAAATTAATCAGCTTTTAAATTATCTCTGTCAATAATAAATTTTAATTCATCTATTAATGTTTGGTTATTTGTTGTAAATGATAAATTAGTTTGAATTTGTTGTATACCATATTGATTTAAACCAACAGCTCTTCTACGATTTACTGTTGGGGTAAATGGTTCTTCTACAATTTGAATTACAAATCCTTTATAAGTAGCTTGATTAGCTGTTTGTAAAGCTTTTGATTGTATTTCAAAAATACCTTGTATTGTAGGACTAAGTTTTGTTAAATTATTTTTTTGTGCTTTAGTTCCACAAGTTTCAATATAAGGATCAAGTATAGATAAAGTATTTACAGCCACTTTAACAAAAGAATTAACAACAGATACCGAAATAGCTGCACTTCCTAAAGATTGTAATATGGGAGTAATTCTACTTTCTCCATCTTCATCAAAAATAACAGTATCTTTAAATGTTGAGAGATTTTGTCTAATGTTAGCAATCTTACCTGCTGTTGGGGGGAAATATATAGAAGTTAAAAGTAATCCAATATCTACAACTCCTAAAATTCTAATAATTATTTGGACTAATCCTAAAAATCCTGTAGCTAAACCTAATGTAGCTGAGAGAATATCGAGTTGTTTTCCAACTTTATTTAATATATCTACAATATTATTTCTTTGTTCTATTATTCTATTAGTTACATCTGGAGGGAGACAAAATTCTTCTATTGGGACTCTTGCTAATACTTCATCATATACTTGACTTTTTATATCATCCACATTTATAAAATCATCAGGATTTATATTTCCTCCTCCTTGTACTTGAGAAATTAGTTTAGGTAAAATTTCAGAAATTGGTGGTTGTATATCTTCAGGAAGTTCTTTTACAGCAATATCTAAAGCAGGTTGAATTAATGTGTCAATTTTTAATCCTTGAGCCATAATAAGCTGAGGAATTTTTTGTAATCCTGATGGTTTTAAATCATCAGGAATAGCTCCTAAAATAGTATCAATCGGTATGCCTGGGGGTAATTGAGCCATTATAGTGTTTTACTTACTTTTGATTTGGTGGTTGTTTCTAATTGTACCTTTAATGTTTGTAAAAAAGGTATTAAAGCTGATGCACCTTGAGATACACCAGGTCCTCCAATAGGGGTAACTAATTGTAGTAAAGTAGTTAAACTAGTTAATTGGGTTACTAATTGGGAAAGTAATTCTATGGTTGTATCTCCTTTTAATATAGGTTCAGTTGCGTTTTTACTACCTAAATATATTTCATTAGATTGAATTACAGACTTAGGGGAATCTACATTAAAACTTTCAATAGCATTAATTCCTACTGATTTTTGTGAATTTAATAAAATATGATCTACATTTGTGTTAAATACTAATCTACCAGAATTTATTAATACTTGTTTTCCTGAAAATTTATTAATTTTTTCAGGGGGGTTATTATAACTATTATATTTTTCTGAGGTAGGGTTTAATGAAATGTTTTGGGTTGATGTTAAATAAATAGATGAATCATCATTATTAATATTTTCATTAATAGTTACCCATCCATTATCACTTTGTTCACCTTGACCATTTCTTAATATTATTATAGGATCACCATTAGATCCTACTGTAGACCAATTTGTAAATCCACTTACTGTAGAACCAAATCTAATTGAATTTCCCCATCTTCCTTCATATATTACATCACCCTCATATGCTTGTAATGGATGGATATTTGATCTTTCCACAAATGTATTTCCTAAATTAATTTCTGTAGATTGGTCTGTTACTCTTCTTACATTACCAGCTTCAGTTTCAACATAATCTTTTTGTTGAGATGGTGTTGGTTCATTTGGATTTTCGGGATAAGCATTATGATGGGGACTATTCCATAATCCCACAACATCTATATAATATGTACTTTTTGATGTAGTGGTTTGTGATAAATCTGTATTAGGAAAAGAAACTAAATATACAATTTCATTAATTAAAGGATATTTTTTATTATTAGTAAAAAAAGGTTTAGCTAAACTTTTACCTGAAGGGGTGGGTAGAATTATAGATTGATATTCTATTGTACCTATTCCGTTATATTGTCCTACTTCATCCCATAAAGGATGAGATGAATTTAAAACAATACTTTTAACTCTAACAGGAGTTATTTGTCCCCCCGTAAAGTTATTTGTTCTATCAAAAACTCTAGAAATTAAATCACTATTAATCTCACTATTAAACCCAGAAAAACCATATTTATCACCCATAGTTTATTTTTTATCGTCTTTAGGAGGTTCAATTTGAAGTTCTTTCATTGCTTCGAGTAGTTGTTCTTTTTCTTCATCTGATATAGAAAAATCACCTTCAGCTGTCTCTGTTTGTAAAGCACGTTGAACAATTGTAGCCATTTTAATGAGTTGCTCATCGTTTTTAACTCCAATTTCCATGTATTCTTTAATTAAGGGAACTACAAGAGTAGCATCACCAATATCAGAAATTAATGGTTTTAATTCTGAAATTAGAGCACTTACTTGGGCTTTTTTTTCATTTTGGTTTGTATAAATTTCTTGAAGAATATCTGAAAATTTTTTCTTACCAAATACAATACTATCTAATTGTGACATAATACATACGTTTTAATCTATTATAAATATTAAAACTAGAACTTTGTATAACCCGTCTCTATATAGAATATGTAATTATCTTTAAATATAGCGTATAAACGATTTGCTATCTTGGTGATTTTAGGTGTTTTTACATCTACCATTTCTCTAATATAAATGTAAAGGGCCTTTTTATTAAATACGTCTATGTTTTCTCGTTTACGGAAAATTTCTAAAATAGCATCAGCTATTTGAGCATCATTTCCTTTAGGAAATAGTGTGTATATATTTTCAGTAACATATTCTACATATTCATCTATAAATAAAGATAATCGATCATGTACATTATCTCCATCTATTATATAAGAATGATTTTCATCTTCCTCTATTACAGATACTGGGGCTTTATCTACACGTTTTTTATAATTTTTTTGGTTTGATAATATTAGATAACGTTTAGCAATAGTACCAAAGTAAGAATATGCTTTAGCTCCTCTAGTGGGATCAAATTTATCTAATTTGGAAAGAAGAAAAGTAATTACTTCATGTTGTAGATGTTCAATATCATCTACTTCAGTATAATAAAACTTAAAGGTATGAATGATATTTTCTGTTAGTTTGAAAAAAGCATAATGAATACGATCACGATAAATATCACTACGAATAGCGGGATCATCAGTGTTATTATATAATACTATCGCATCCTCTGTATCTTGAGTAAAATAGTTTTTTGACTTCTTTTTCCTTTTCCTTGGCATATTTTAAAGATTCTTAACATTGAAACTATTAAGAACCGATTGTATATTTTTTAATTGTTCAAAGAAAAATCCAATTTCATCATCTGATTCAAATGATCCTTTTTGATCAATTTCTTTCAAACGCTTATCTGTAGTCTCAATATAATCTGAGATTTTATTTAGATAAGTCATATATCCTGCAAGGATATCTTCTTGTTTTTCATTTTTTCTCATAAGGTTAAAGGTCGTATACCCAAAGGTAACGACCATAACCGACAAAATAATAACAGCAATTATCATAGTTTATCTAACATATTTTTTAAACCTTCACTTTTAATAGAACCTAAAGCTTTATTTTTGGTACTAGATTGTGACTTATTGTTAGATAATGTAAAATTCTCCTTCTGGGTATCCAAGTTATTCTTTTCTCCTCTTAACTTAGGTAACCATTCACGCTCAAATTCAATACGAGCCGCCATTAAATCTGCCTGGTGTAATATAAAAGGTAATGATGTTCT